CCATCGGACTTGTCCTTGCCCGACAACTTGAGCATGGCCGCCAGGCAGTCCACGATCCGCGTGTCGCCGGGTGGTCGGCCACCAGCGGGGGCTGCGTCCTCGGCCTCCGACTGTGGTGCGGGCGCAGCGGGCTCGGCCGAGGCCTGCGGCGCGGGACGCTGCCAGAGCATGCGGCAGAACTCGTCGAGTTCCTCCTGGCGGTCGGTCACCTCGCTCGGGCTGCCCGGCCAGAGGTCGCCGGTGACGCAGAAGTAGCGGGAGCGGTCGTACAGTTCCAGTTCGCCCTCGCCGCCGGGGTTGATGTTCTTGAAGCCACATTGGGCGAAGTCGGGCTTCCTGGCCCGGATGAAGATCTTCAGGCCCCGCCCGCTCGGGCTGATCTCGGTGTAGCTGCGGAAGATGGCCACGATCTTCTCAGCCCACTCCGCAAGCCTGCCCTCGGCGTCGAGGCAGTCGTCGAGGTCGATGCCGGTGAAGGCGTCGTCGGGCGAGAACACATAGCCCACGCCGTCATAGCGGTCGTCGCGGGCGAAGGCGTCCACGGCCTCCTCGAAGCCCACCCAGGTGGCCGGGTCGGTGCTGCTGGCCCGGCGTCCCGACTTCGCGCAGTAGGGCACCTTGGTCGTCTTGCCGTCGCGCTGCTCGCGCCGCCACAGCACCCACTGGCGGCGCACCCGCAGGCACTGCGGCGTGTTCTGCGTGATCGGCGTCGTGTCATGAACCGGTGCGATGGCCACCATCAGTTCAGGCCCTCCTTGTGCTCGCGCAACCATTCGGCCACGAGCCAGGAGGTGAGCACACCGCTGCGCTCCTGCCATCTCTGGCGCGATTCGGGATTGTCCTCGGCCGCAGCCACGGTCAGCGTGAACCGACCGACGCGCGCAGCCGCCTTCTCTTCGGCGACAACCATGTAGTTCTCCGATGTGATGAAAAAAGGTTGGGGGGCGGGGCAAGGAGGTGAGAATCCCCGCCCCCCGTTTCGTGGGTCACGTCACTGTGCTCAGGCCTGCCCCTTGCTCATCACCGCCGCCCGCGGATCGCAGAGGGCCGCACCGTAGTCGAAGAACACCCGCCACGACACCGCCAGGCGCTCGACGGTGGCCTCCAGGCCGAAGAACTCCGTCGTCGGCGTCTGGATGCCGTTGAGGAAGGCCACCACCAGCGCGGCGAAAGCCGGGTTCGTGAAGAGGAACCACTCCTTGCCGCTGGCCGCCGCGCCGAACTTCGCGGCGTTCGACAAGCGCGGCTCGATCTCCAGCGTCACCGCCTGCCGCAGCGAGTTGCCGGTGGGCTGCCCGACGGTCTGCTGGATGTACTCCGACTGGAGCAGCGCCCGGGCCGTCGATTCCAACCCCGGCCCCACCAGCAGCACTGCCGGCCGCAGGTCGAGGTCGTTGTGCTCGTCGTCGCGCTGCGAACGCATCAGCAGGATCGCCGCCGCCAGGGCGTCGAACCCGAGGGCGCTGTCGGCCCCGTCCTGGTAGTTGCCGTTGCCCGTGCTGAAGAAGCCCGAGGCGTTCGCCAGCAGGACGGCGTAGACCAGGTCGTTGAGGCTCCGCATGGCCGCCCGCCCGTGGGCCGAGGCGGCGTCTTCGAAGAGGCCCAAATCATCATTGATGATGTCCCGGCGGTCGACGCTCAGCATCTTGCCGTAGGTGTCGATGCTGTACTGCACCACCGACTCGGCCACCGAGCCGTGCTTCAGTTCACCGCCCGGGGCCACCGGCTGGAGCGCGCCGGTGAAGCTGGGCCGGATCGCGGTGTTGGTCTTGAAGTCCGAGACGCTGCGCACCGCGCAGAACGAGCGCCACGTCGCGGGCGTCTCGTTGTAGGCGTCCAGCAGCAGCTTGTTGGCGACGTTGCCGAGAGCCGTCGGCAACGACAAGGTGCTCAGAGCTGCCCGCACCATGTCCAGCCGCCCGCGCGGCACGTCGCGGTGCTCCGACAACAGCGCCGCCCGGCAGATGTCCATCATGTGCGCCGCCCCGAGCCGCTCGCCCGCCTCCATCGCCGGAGCGCCGAGCACCTTCTCGCCGAGGCCGCCCTTGCCCATCCGCATCAGGATGGCCGCCTCCAGCGAGGCCGAGGTCGGCACGTGCTGGTCGGGAACGTAGGCCACCGGCACCTTCGGCCGCGAGGCCCGCAGCACCTCCAGTTCGACGCGGTTGGTGTCCCACTGCTCGGCCACCGCCCGCGTCTCGATCTCGGGGAACCGGCCCGCGCAGATCTTCCGGATGGCCTCCACCCGCCCGGCCTCCACCGTCTCCGTCGCGGTCTCCTGCGTCTGCTGCTCCACAACATCCTGCTCCACCGTCGCCGTCGTCACCATTACTCCCTCCGTTCTCTTCTGCGCCGCCGCAATCGACACGCTGGTGCCGCCATCGCAGCCCAGTGCCACAATGCTCACCTCACGCAACCGTCCCCGAACCACCAATGTGAAACCGCCCGCCAGCGCCCGGATCGTCCTGCCGTTGACTACCACCACCTCGCCCGCCGCCACCCGCCGTCGCTCGTGGACTTCAAGGCCGACGGAGGCCTCCCACGCGAAGCCGTTGCGGGCCGACTCCACGATCTCCCTGGCCGCCGCCGTCGTAGCCGAGATGGTGCCCGCCACGGTCAGCCTGCCGCCCGCCACCTCCGCACGTCCGTGGCCCACCACGCCCCGACGGGTGCTGTCGTGGTCACTCAGAAGTGCCACGCTCCCGGTAACATCCAGGCCCGCCAAGTCGATCACGATGTCGTTCCAGCCTGGCACGGTCATCAGGCCGCCCCCGTAGGCGACGATCTGCACCGCCGGGAGCTTCTGCGAGCCCACGGCGGCGCTGAGGGCGACGTCGGCCACGAGGTTCAGCGTCTCCGGCGGGGCTGCCACTGCCGTCGTCTCGATGGTCATTCCGAGGCCCCCTGCGGCACCAGCTTCGTGCCCATGGGATAGAACCGGATGTAGGCGTAGTCCGCGCACTCCGGCGACGGCTCGATCACCGTCAGCAGGCCCGGCACGTCGAAGCTGAGGGTGAAGCCCAGCCCGTACTTCACGCAGGCCACCCGGTGGGCCTTCACCGCCTGGCCGTACCGCAGGTTCGACACCCAGCAGAAGTGCGTCCACGAGCCCCACCGCTCGTTCTCGTAGAGCCACTCGGCCGCGGCGTCGATGTCCTTGCGGTCCCACATGAGCAACCGGGTGGAGGGCACCATGCCGACGTTGCCCTCCTTGTCGGTCACCAGCGAGTGCCCGCGCCCCGGATCGACGACGCCGTCATCCACCAGCTTCACCAGCAGGTCGCCATCGCACGTCAGGCCCCGCAGCCGCAGCTCGCCCACGGCGCCCCTGGTGCTTTTCGGGTAGGCCAGCGTGCACGAGGCGTCCTCGCTGCCGCTATCCCGGCGGTCGATCTCGGGGATGACCCGCATCATTTCCTCGAAGTCCTCGCGCAACCAGTAGTGCTTCCGACTCGTCCCCTGCGTCCGCGTCACGTTCTCACTCGTCATTCGTCGCTTCCTCCAAATCCGCCCTCAGTGCCGCCAGTTCCCGCTCAACCGCCCGCCGGTTGAGCCCCGTCATCTCCATCATCTCGTCCACCGTCATCCCGGCCATCCGGCACCGCACAATGGTGCGCCGCGGTTCCGGCATCTGCTCCACCAGATCGTTCACCGCCCGCTCGTCCAGGACTTCCGACTTCACGTCCGGGCCGACGGACACCCTGCGGTACGGATGCTCCGTCGTCTCGGCGGGGCCGTCCTCTCCGTCCCAGTCCCAGGTGCCGTCCTGAGACGGCCCTCGCGTCCCCGTCTCCGGCCGGGGCTGCTTCAGCGTCCGCAGCAGCTTCTTGAACTCGTTCGCCGCCCGCGTTCGCATCCGGTGCTTCGCCAGGCCCTCGTTGCCCGTGTCCTTCCAGACCTTCCAGCCCTCCAACAGCAATGATTGGGTGATTTCCTCCTTCCAGTGCGAGTCGAACCCCTGATCCCGGCTGTTCAACAGCTTCCATGCTATGGCCTGCCCGTACTTCTCCAGCCGTTCGACAACCTGCTCAACCGACTCTTGCTCATCCGCCATTCGCCCTCCTTTCCGCCAGTACGTGGCCCTCTATCTACCTAATCCACCCGCCGAGGCGGGTTCCCGCCAACAATCTCAGTTTTTCTTCGCCCTTGTCGGCACACGCCTCCTTCCGGGCAATCGGTGCCCCCCTATCTACCTAATCCACCCGCTGAGACAGCTTCCCGCCAGAAATTCCTGCTTTCTTCGCCCGCGTCGGCAAACGTCAGTGGCCATTGAAGTGGCCGAAATCCGCGAGAAGACGCTGGCTCGGAGCGATACGCGGCGATGTCGTATTGAACATGGGGGGTTGTGCATCTTGTGTCTGGCTGCTACACTCACAGCATGAAAGTGCACCCCAAGATCATCGCGCAGATAAAAAAGGTCACAGGGAAACGGCCGCTGGCCGTAATCAACCACATTCTTGAGCACGGCCAGGTTACCACCGAGGAGTTGAAGAGCCTCTATGGCTACAACCACCCGCCGAGGGCGGCGAGAGATGTCCGTGAATGGGGAATCCCTCTCGACACTGTGCGCGTTGCCGGCAGCGACGGACGCAGCATTGGTGCATACCGCTTCGGCGATCCGGACAAGGTTGAGAATCACAAGTTGGGCGGGAGGCAAGTGTTCTCGAAGGCGTTCAAAGAGCTACTGCTAGCTCGGCAAGGTCCCAAGTGTGCGATCACAGGAGAACCTTTTCACCCGCGTTACCTTTCAATTGACCACCGCATTCCGTACGAAGTTGCTGGGGACGCAGTTGCCGCAGAGGATGATCCCGACAGCTTCATGCTGATTTCGGCAGCGGCGCAGCGCCAGAAAAGTTGGTCGTGTGAGCACTGCCCGAACTGGCTCACCACCAAGGATGCGTCGGTCTGCCGGTCGTGTTATTGGGCCGCCCCAGAACACTACTCACACATTGCGACAGAACAGCGTCGCAGGGTAGAGCTGGTGTGGGTTGCCGACGAGACCAAGGAGTACGAGGCGCTGGCAAGAGCCGCTCGCAATAACGGAATGTCTCTGACGGATTTCCTGAAGAAACTGGCCAGAGACCAGCTTCGCCCCTAGTCGAAGAGCGTCGGCGCTGTTTGATCGCACGCCAGATTGGCTGGGATGTCTTCCAACTTCTGGAGCAGAGCGGGCGACAGGTACAGTGCCTCATAGGTATCGTGGTTTCTGCCGAGAAGAGTCGCCTGGCTGGAGCGGCCGACAAGCAATTCCGCATGGTGAAGATTCAGGTGCTCGGGCAGCTTCTTTCCGTAGGCTTTGTCGCCAGTGCGGCCATCGTAGCTCACGATGAAGGGCACCGCTCGATCATTGAGTTTCTCTAGTTCCGCCACGAAATCGTCGAACTCCACTGCTTTGACATACCTGCTGTCACGTTCTTTGCAGACACCCTGGTACGGTGGGTCCATGTAGACCAGATCGGCGGGGGACGCGTCACCGAGTACTTCTCTATAGTCAAGTGATGTGGTCTTGGTGCCCTCCCCAAGAATCTCGGAAACCAGGTGTATGTTCCGAGCCATCGTGGCGGGGCGCATTCCCTTTCGGCGATGGTCAGGGCTGTTATTGAACTCGCCATTTCGATTGTAACGTATCGCGGCCTTCACACACCGTGCAAGTAGAAAGAGCAGCAGTTCCGGCCTATGAGTCCGGTTGAAATCATCGCGGACATGGTTGTAATGCTGCCGCTCCGTTCCGTGTTGTGCCTCCCAGATCTGTCGGTAGTCCTCTGACAGTCCGTCCGGATCGTGGACTATGCGTTCCCACAGAGCGATCAGCGCCGCATGGGCGTCGTTGAGCCAAAACCGTTTCGCACGCCCAACCCATGCCGCTGCTACTGACACGGCAGCAGAGCCCGCAAACGGCTCAAGAAGGCATTCGGTGTCCAAAGGAATACAGGGCACAATCAGCGGCGCGAGCTTGCGCTTGCTGCCTTGGTACGGGAATGCCTGCGGGATGTTCCCGGATTTCAGTTCCACTTCGCGTTCACTCCTTCTGCTGCTGCAAGCCGACACCTAACCAATACCATGCGTGCGACCTGTCTCTCTGTCAAGACAGCAAAGGACGAGGCGGCGCTTTCGACGTCAGCCAGTATCGTCGCTTCTCTTGCCCGGTGCCATATACGACGAACGGGGATTGGCTGCGCCTTCCGCTCTTCAGGTCTCTTGAGATGGCCGCCTGGACGCTGTATTCAGGCGTACCCCCGCGTCGCGCCACAAGCCCACGTGCTATGGCGGCTTCTGCAATCTCTCTGCTGTCCAGAGGTCTCTCAGAATCAGCCAAGATCGTTTCGGCTGCGACAAGCCATGTCTTGCCAACGCTCAAGCCGCTACCTCCTGCTCGTCCCGAGAAGATTCTACAGGCTGAGCCATCACAAAGCCAAGGTTCTTTGCGTCGCCAAGTGCGCTGGCGGTGTCGCGCCAGTCGTGGGCAGCGACTTACGCAGAACACCATCCGCTAGGCCAAGGCGACTTCGCCCCGGTGCCACGCGAACGCCACGCCCTCCACACGCGCTGCGCACGGGTCCTGGAGGGCGACGCCGAAGTCGAAGTACCCACGGAACTGGATGCCCAGAACGTTGAAGTCGGCTTCGGCCCGCTCCACGGTGGGCTGCCGCTTGCCGTTGAGGAACGCGACCTCGATCACCGGCAGGTCCGACGGTTCGGCAAGCAGATACCAGGCCTTCGTGCTCGAGCCGGACATGGCCGCATTGGCGAGATAGGCGCTGGTGACGACGGTGAACTTGCCTGCGTGCGGGTTGTCGCTCGGCTTGGGTTTGTTGGCAGTGGTGGTCTCGTTGACCTTCAGGCTGCTCATCAGCAGTTCGGCCTGAACCTTCAGTGCCGGAGGCACCAGCAGCGTGCGAGGTTCGATGGCCAGCGGGTTGCCGTCGGGATCAACCTGCTCAAGGAACATCAGCTCCGCCGCCGTCAGGCCGTCGATGGACAGCGCCGTGTCCGCGCCCTCCTGATAATTCTTGCGAGTCTCGGTGAAGAACGCGGCGTTGTTGAGGAACGTGCTCCAGAAGACCTTGTTGAGCTTCAATGCGCCGCCGCGACCGATGCGACGCGGAACGGCGGTCAGCGCGTCCATGTCGTCGTTGATCAAGTCGGTGCGGGTCAGGCTGAACATCCGCCCGTAGGTCTTGGCCTGGTTGGTGAAGCTCTCCTCACCGACCTGGGCGTGCTTCAGTTCCCCGTCGGGACCAACCTCCTCGTACTCGAAGCCGCCCGTCAATCGGTAGCTGGTGACCGCCTTGAAGTCCTTGACGCTGCGCGTGGCGGCGATCCGCTGCCAGGCCTGCTCGACCGACTCAAAACCGTCCAGCAGGAACTTGTTGGCCACGTTGGAGAGAATGCCCGGCAGCGTGAACGTGCTGAACGCCGCACGGAGCACCGCCTCGGGGTCATCGCTGAAGAACCGCACATCACAGCCGTTGGCCCAAGCCGCCTCCAGCAGAAGCTGGTGCAGACCCAGCCGGTTGCGGTAGCGCTTCTCGGCCGCCTCGACGATCTGCTCGCCGTGCGTCTTGGTCAGGTCGTCGCCGCGCACGCCGCCGGTCATCAACGCGGCGGCTTCCAACACCTTCGGACCGTTGGCCGTGCCGCCGGTATGCGCCGCCGGAGCGGCGGGCCGCGAGGCACGCAGCACCTCCAGTTCGGTGCTCTTGACGTCCCAACCTTCCTC